TTATCTTTTTCACTTTGTGGGTTTTTTCCTGCTCCACTAACGCCTTGTTGCCCAAAACGTATCAACTTAATCTTATCTCCTTCCTTCGCTAAGACTGCATGAGACTTAGTTGCATGACCAGGCGTTCTTTTAGGCTTGTTGTATCCACTAAATTTTTCTTTACCTCTTGTAACTGTCATTTTTTCTTCTTTTTAGCTGTTTTTGCTGCTTTTTTAAAATCTGAGGCACTTGGAGCACCTTTATCTCCAGCTTTTCTCATTTTTTCTCCACTACCAGCCGCAATACGCTTCTTTTTTGCTGCAATATTCGCATATAAACCCTTTTTCTTAGGTCTTCCTTTCTTACTTCCGTAGCTTCCTTTTCCAGTTGGCATGGTTTTAGTAAATTCTGTACCCAGTTTGACCTAAAGTCTCAGGTTTTGCCAAGTTAAATTGTTGTAAACATAAGTACCCGAAAGCATCAAAAGCGTGATCAACACCAAGATTTTTATTCGGTAAACCTGTGTTTGGTGCATAAGTCAGCGTCCTTAATGACTTTATTAACTCTTTACATCTTGGGTGAATATAAGTTCTTCTGATGCTATTTGCATCAAATAAAGCAGTATTAACAGCAGTAATCTTATCCCTTATCTTCCAAGGTGCTCTAGGTGCAGAAACGTTAAATCCACTCCTTCTTAAAATTGCATGGTCAGTAGCACCAACACCACTCGTTTTTCTAGCACCACCCGTAGGGTCAGGACAAGCAATAATCCTTCTATCTACCCCGTATCTACGTGTAACTTCTTCCGCAAAATCCCATGTAGTAGCACCACCAGTCATAACAATTTCATCAAACACATATAGCGTGTCATCTTTTTTAACAGCACAAATACCACTCATCGGATCAACGTTAAAGTCAACACCCAATAACAGAGGCATCACATTAATATCCTCCGCAACTGTAGAAATATTGTCATCACCAAAACTAATAGCAACTAATCCAGTTAAATTCTCGAAACTAGCTTCAAACTCCTGCCGAAACGTCCTCCCATCTAACTGTGCTCTAGCTGCTTCTACCTCTTCTGCTGGAACATTACCCCCCTCAATCGTTGTATAACACCACCTTTTCCATTGTTCAGTAGGATCTTCTTTGCAATAACACCATAAATCATAAAACCAACTAGCCGTCCCATCAGGTGTACTAATAAACAACGCCCACCCTTGCTTATCAGCTAAAGCAGGTCTAATAACTTCAAACCATACCTCTGCATCCATAAATGCAGCCTCATCCAATACAACCCCCGATAAACTTCTTCCCCTCAATGCCATCGCATTCTCAGTCCCTTTTAACTCAATACTTGATCCATTAACAAGATCAAGTCTCAATTCTGTCTCATTCTTACTTTGTATCCATACCTTCGGCACTAACTTCTTCAATGCCTTCCACGCAATATCCTTTGCCATCCGATACGTAGGAGCACAATAAAAATATGTCTCCCCAGGTTTACTAATTGCTCCACGTAAAAGTTCTATACAACTTAAATAACTTTTTCCAAACCTTCTTCCAGCAACCAATACCCTAAACCTTTTCTCATTGTTAAATACTTCCCCCTGCGCCCACTTTAAATTTATTTCTGGTGCGGTTTTTACAGCCATAAGTTATTACTTTTAATTTTTTTTGATAGATACCCCCTATTTTTACTCCAAATTACTCACAAAAAGGTATTATCCTATTAATAACGTTATTTTGAGTTGCGTCCGTGACCGATTCATGCCTCAACACTTTTGATGACTCTTATAAGCCAAAAGCTAAAAATCCTAGACCAACTGTAGGTGCTAGAAACCCCAGACTAATAGTAGAAGCTAGGCAACAACGACTCTATAGAAGACAACTAGAAGGCCTCCCAGCTAGACAACTTGTCCTCGATCACGCAAGCAAAGAAGGCGTTTCAACAACAACAGCTTGGACTGATTGGAAACAAGTTAATTCTTGGAATGACGAAGATTGGCAGAAAGATAGAGAACATATGCTCGCTCGCCTTCAAGCAGCAAGACTTCGACTCTACGAAAAAGCTATTCGTAAAGGTCAACTCCAAACCGCAGCTCAAGTCCTTGACTCCATAGGAAAAGTTATAGGCGAAAGCGTAGAACACGTAAGCATCCAAGCTCCTGAACTATCCATAAAGGTAGAACCCAAGCAACCTTCTTGATTTCTATTGTTTATATTTAAGAACGCAATTTAAGCTGCAAAATATATTTAGGTTCCCCCCGTAGCCCTACTAAATGTAAACAATTGCAACCATACCCCCTGCTATCACTGGGATCCATGGTATAATAGACTATAAGCATAAATACTTAGATGTATCATTCATCACTAGGTACTTATACTTACTAAGATTTACTAGGTAGAAATACTTAATACAAATCTACTACTTGATCACTGGGTAAAAATACTCAATGGATCGCTATGAACCTAGACAACCCGCAGCAGCCTCTCAGATATCACGCACAAACTGACGTGAAATACTCTAAGAGAGGCCCGAAACGCTAAGAGAGGGCCTTACAAGGTCGCTACAGCAAGGCAAGCGAAAAAGACACCACACAAGAGCAAACAAGCTTACAAGTGTCATTAGTAGGAGTGTTACAAGCATGTAACGATTACGCAACATTAACTCTCGTTTAGTAATCGATAAGGCTATAGTAAGAAGGAACAAACACAAACCAACTATGAACACAGTTATTCAAGTTGAACTAGTTAAGACTTTTCAAGCTCGGATCTATGTAAGAAGTAACGAGCACCAGTGGGTTAACGCCTTAACTGGAAAGCTAACCATTGACGAAAGAGATATGAGACAGCTTAAAGAAGCTGGTTACTCTTTCGAGTGGGTTACTTCTGAAGATGTAGAGCTAAAGAGAATACAAGAACTAGTGATGGGTTAAACAATGAAAACTTATCTCATAGTATTGAGTACATATGTACTCTTTATCACTGCTGGAGTCTCAGCGGTTACAAGTTCTTTAAATCAATCTACTGTTAATCATTGCAATGCTGGTATCCAATCGGCTTGTGAGTACTTAACTAGCAAGGGGATCAAATGACAAACAAAGAAGCATTGACACAGGCTTTGGTATTGGTAGCGACTGCTAGCAATAACGAGGATAGGAACAAAGCACAAAAGTTAGTTACTGAATTCTTAAAAGCTTACGAGTCCGAAAACTTACAGAACGTGCTTAAAGAATCAGAAAAAAGATTACAGGAACTTATTAAGCAAACCTTACAAACAACTTAAAAAAATGACACTAACAAAGAAAGAAAGTTTTCAAGAACTTGACGCAATAGCGTTAGGTTATCAATTATCAAAGTTGGGTTATTGCTCAATCGATACCCGACAAGATGCGCCATATTTTGGAAACTGGGTTAATGTAGATCAATTAAAAGTCATCACATATGCGGAAGGTGACTATATAGAGACTACGGGAGACAATAAAGAAGAATTCAAAAATTATTTATTAGAAAAAATTATTAAATGGTACCAGGATAGGAAAGAATTTCTAGGTATTGATCCAACATTAGACGAGAAAAAAAGAGATAGTTTAATTAATTTCGGATTATCAAACCTTATTCATTAACCATTATGGAAAAAACAAACCCTTACACAAATAACGGTTTTAAGAATAGAACTGATTATTTAAACAGTTTAAAAGAGGATTATCCTAGTAATGCAGTAGATTTATTAAGCGATATTTTAGGGCCGAATGAAGATTTTGACGGGTTGGTGACTGACTTAAGAGATTATCAAGAGTTAGGAATGTTAGAAGGGTTAGAAGGATGAAACTTACTGAAAAGGAACTTGATTTAATGGCTAATGATTTATTAATTTATCATGAGCATTTTTTAATTTTTGAAAAAAAAATTAAGTTTCCAAAAAATACAAGTTTTGAAAAAAAACTAAGATTATTCAATAGTATTTATCACACTTGCAATGTGAGATAAAAACAAAAAAAGAACCAACAAAACCAAAAAACAATGACACTATTAAAGGAACTTGAAAGACTAAAAG